AAACAACTGTCCAATATACCTATCAGAGCGTTGAAATACCACTTGATCGAAGTGGTTTTCCTAGTTATGCTGCCCGTCTAAACGGTCATTTAGAAAATAGTTTCGGCAAGACCATTGCATACAGCAAAGCAGTTCAGAACGCCGCAAAAGGTTTTAGTAAATCACAAAGAGGTATTGAAGACCAGCTAAAAACAGCACAAAATAATGAAAGAATTAACAAGGAAATTATTGATCCTGAGAATGAAGAAATTAAAAAAACAAATGATGCTTTACCTAAAATTGAAACAATAATCAATACTACAAAGGGAGATGATTATGTCACTCAAAGAGAACTGTTAAAAAAATATGACATTGCTGGTTTAGAAGATAACTTCAAAGCTTTTTATCTAACGGAGAAGCTTCAGCAGTGGGATCCCAGGCTTGGAGCAGAACCTTTATATGGTGAGTTTGATTCCAAGTATTACCAAGATAATAACCTTGGGGCAGTACAAAAATGGAATGAAGCAGTTGCTAATGATGATCTAGACATCACGGCCAAATACGGAAAAGATGGATATTACCTTTGGCATTACACAAACGTAGGTCGACAAGCTGGTGCCAGGGGTAACGCACCAGAGGCCACAGAGGCTGCTACTAAGTATTACGAGGAACCAACCGATAAACAGTTCGAAGAGGCCAGGACGCTCCAGCTGGGCGTCGACATGAACACGTCTGACGCACGTCTTCTAAGTGTTCCATATATCCAGGAGCAATTCGAGGCGGCATTAAATGGCGATCCTTATTGGAAGCAGATGGCAAAGGATAATTATTTATCCATTGACACCGAGAAGCCAGAAGAATTTGCTGCTCTCTTCAGACTCTCTCAAAGAGATGAAGACAAACAAGTTGCGTTTGATCGCAACTTAAACCAAGGGTATGGCATTACAGAACTAGAAGATGCCATCAACGAGGTCGTCGGTGAGAAAGCAACGATTGATGTTAAACGCTTTGGTGCTTTAACTCAGAACGTGTTGAAAGACACGATTGCTGAGATGAAGAAAGCCAAGGCAAGAGAAGAGAACCTGGATCTCTTAAGAGGCTTTGGCGGTTTCGCAGAGATCATGGATATCAATAAAACAATTGCTGATTCACTGATTAATGACACAGGAATTGGCGGTGTTTATGCATTGACAGGTGGTGGCCCATCTGAAGATGATTTAGAAGAACAGCTTGAAGGTCTGACCGGTGTTCGAAATAACGTTACTTACAACTGGCAACAGTGGTTTGATAACACATTAAAAGAAAAATATGACGAGGAGCTTGATCTTGGTTACACCGTAGATGACGCAGAAGCCAATATTGCAATTGAGGCAGACTTTGCAAGACAATTTATTGAAGATTATCTGCAGCCTCGTTTTGATACATCGCGTTCCATGGACGAGTTTGTGGAATACCTCGACGTTAGACAAGAAGAACAAAACCCCTTCCAGACGCAGGACCTTGTTAATGCCGTTAACGTTGTTGCAGATCTAAGGTCAAAACAATATCTTGATCAATTGAAAAACGAACCAGGTCGTTATTTTGACTCTGAGTTTTATTTCAATCCAACAGGAGATGATGCTCGTATTAATGAATACGCAGAGCAAACAAAAACTGTTAATGAAGACTGGGAGGCTGCAAAAGCTGGTGATGAATATTGGGCACAACAAGCTTACCGTTTTGGTATCGATGTTAACGATAAAGATGCTTTTGCCCGTATTCACTTCCAGGTAAAAGGTATGCACGTCAAGGATGAAGACGGAAATCCAGCTCCGTTTGACCCCGCAGAAGATATTCTGAATGCCGGCAAAGTTAGCGATCACATTTACATGAACATTCTTCCTGCCCTGAAAGAAGAAGCACTAGCGCAAGGTTCTATTTTTGGTCAGTTTATTACACCAGAAGAATTTACAGAAGAACTTCTTCAGGGTTTGGATCCAGGCAATAACGAAGAATGGAATGAAGTCCTGGAACGATATGGTTTAAAAGATTTCCAAGGAAACCTGGATGAAGTAAAGCAATACATTATTGAGGCCTTACGAACAGGTTCAGCACAACGGATTAGAGAAGAAATTAAATATTTAAATGAAAAGAAACGCAAACCAACTCAACGTGTTCTTGGTCTTACATATATCGAGAGACCAGAAGATTACAAAACAGTTGAGGCAGAGGCTGAAACGCAACTGTATTCAGTGTTCAAGAATGCTGGATACGAAGGAACAGAAGATGAATTTTACGAAAACATGTTCCCTGATCTTGATCGATCAGAACAACAATTATTGACAAAAGCCGGAACGGGAGAAGGACTCGAGTTTGCCGAACTGGACTTAAGTGATCCTTTTGCTTCTCTTGGAACTATCGAAGGTTTCTTTGGTGCTGATGAAGAGAAAGAAAGTAAAGCAAACGTTAGTGAAGAACGGAAGAAAGAACTTGATAGTTTCTTCAGCTTAGAATTAGATCCAGATGAAGAAGAGGACTACAAGTCCGATACAGGGAAAAAGATCCTTGGCGAATTTACTTCTATCTTTAAAGGCTTCTAATGAGTGATAAACCACGTAAGGCAGTAAAAGCGGCCAAATTAGCTAAAGACAAAATGGCTTGTAATAAGCCTCGGAAAACACCAGGGCATCCAACTAAATCACACGTTGTAAAAGCCTGTAAAGACGGCGAAGAAAAGATCGTTCGTTTCGGTCAACAGGGCGTCGAGGGGGCCGGTAAGAACCCCCAGACAGCCAAAGAGAAAGCACGTAAGAAGTCATACTACGCTCGCCATAATGCTCAAGATAGCAATCCTGATAAATTTTCTGCACGTTATTGGTCGCATAAGGTGAAGTGGTAATGGAATTAGCAGGAAAGTACAACAATTTAAAAGCCTGGGCCGAAACACCCGAAGCAACGGGCGGTCAATACCCAACGATTCTTCAGGAATTAAACCGAAATCTTAATGTCCTGAAGAATGCCCAGCCTGGTTCTCAGGAAGCAATGCAAGCCATGATTAATGTGAGTGAGCTTCAAAACGCAATTGCAGATATAAATGCTGCTAATGATCGGTACCTTCAGCGACGGGTTGGCTAAACTACGTGGGTTGATTCCTTACCGGCATGGCCAAACCCAAGTCCAAAGTCATTCAAATTGAGTCCAAGCCCAAAAAGACTCGCCAGGGCCAAGGACGCAATTCACTCCCAAATCATGGCCGTAAAAAGACACGCGGTCAGGGTAAATAAATTATGTATGATTGAGGGTAACAATAGTTGCCCTTATGTCAGAATATTTGCCTGCAATTAATTTAATCTGCAAGTTTCAGGGCTATAACGAAAAGGCATATCCAGATGTAGAAACAGGTGGTTCACCGTATTCAATTGGGTACGGAACACAGTTTTACCCAGATGGTTCTCCAGTGTGTGCAGGGCAACTATGCACTGAAGAGAAAGCAATGGAATATTTGATTAACGAAGTAGAAGCAATTAACGCAGACTTAGATACAATTAATTTAAGGCTCGACGATTCCATGCGTCATGCCTTAATTTCATTTATACATTCAGTTGGCTGGGAGGCTTTCCTCTACAGCGAACTGGTCGACTGTATTGGAAATGAGAACTGGAATGGTGTCGCCATTGAGTTCTCCAGATGGATTTTTGATTTTAACTATCGCGTCATTGGCAATCTTGTGGATCGCCGTAGGGAAGAAATTAAATTATTCTTGGAAGATTTGGAAGGCAATGCATGGCTTTCCAATGAGATTTTATTAACTGCGTTCCGTAATTATTCAGCTGCACCACATCAAGTCAGGGCAATCAGGAAGCTAGAGGAAAGCCTTAGCCCTTATGTCTTGGCAGAGTTTGCAAATGATTTTGACATTGCTGACAGCCCCTGGATCCCGCATTTCGAAATGGATGCGTCAGATTTTCTCTTTGAGCTAGATCCAGAGCTTGACAACGAATGGACTTAGAATAAATTAACGGAACAACAAGAGTGATTCATGGAGAGATCAGCAGAACCTCGTGAATACGAGTTACCTTTAGAGTTGCAGTTTTCCATGCGGCGTGCTGAGCTGCAAGCTCAGGAGATGACCTGGGAAGAACTGCATGCAGCACTATTGAATTTGTTCCACCAGCGCATGATGGAATGGCAGGCAGTAAAACAAATCCTGGAATCTGAAAATATCAAAATTGAATTTGATACTCCCACAGACGTTGAACTTGCAGAGTTAGCCGCCGCTTACATGATGGAAGACGACGACGACTCGGAAGATCCGTTTCTGCCCTATTAAATACTCTCGTCTAGTTCAATAAGACGTTTAAGATAAAATTCAGCTTTTTTTAGCGACTCGGTCTGCCCTTTCTTTTTTTCTCTCCAGACATATTTTGCAATATTTCCTTTCAGATAGCCTCTGTATTCTTCTCTGGTTAATTGCGCTTCAATTGCCTCTATACATTCAATAGAGCCATTTGCTGCGTAATGGTCAGGGTGATTAACGTTGTCAACAATAATATCTAACGTCGTCGTAACATCAGGGGCGAGTTCTTTTTGAGCAACAGCCCAGGGAACAGGACAGACTCCCCCTGGGCAATCAGACACTTTCCAATCATCGCCCAAAAGATGCTTGTCGAGTTCTTCTACCGGGTCAAACCACGTCTTTTCTGGGACAGGAGCATCTCGGTCGTAATGTTGGCTGGAGGTAGATTCTGGAGCCGCCCCACGGGCATGGGTACCGTTCCCGGATAGTTTGCTGCTTCCTCCACGCTCGGAATGTAACCCGTCTGACCAGGTCTCTTCATTCCCTCCAGGTGCAGATTCTTTCGCTCCAACCCTTGTTCGCATGCTGCTAACCCACGATTATACATATCGTATAAGGGTACATCATTTTCTTCGTTTGCCAACGGTTGGCCAAAATCTAATTCACTTAAACAGCGATTTTTAACTTCGTCGTTATCTTCTAAAAAAGAGCCTAAGAAACCTACGGCATCCATTTTGCTACTTGATTTATTCCTTTTACAATAATACTATGGCAAGTTTCTTTGACCCCACTTACGATCCCAGGCAGGACTCGGGTTCTTCTGGTGTTGAATTATCTGATTTAAATCCAGAACGCTTATATGACACAGACTTGCGTCGTGTTGATGAAGACGCTCGAGCTTCTGCTGAATCAGTAAACGATAAACAAAGGCGTGTTGCCAGATTTATGAAATCAGCCAAAGCTGCTGGTAAATACAAACAGCGGGCTGGTATTGCAGAACCAACGATCAGAGGTAAAACCCCAAGAGGAATTGCCTCGATCGCTGGAACAGAACTCCCAAGTTTAGGTGACCGAATTGGCCGGGGAGGGAGCGTTGGCTACGCGGATAAACCCCAGCCATTTGGTGGCAAGCCTTATTACTAAACCTTAGAGAAGACCACTTCCTTCTTCTGGTTCTGGTACTTACCCTTGCGGTCTTGGTAAGTCACGGAACAGTTTTTGCCGCGATAGAACAACAGCTGAGTGATACCCTCATCTGCGTAAATACGGTTGAAGAGTCCTGTGCAGTTACTGATCTCCAGGGTCAAGTAACCTTCCCAGCCAGACTCTGCTGGTGTGATGTTGACCAAAATGCCAGATCGAGCGTAGGTCGATTTGCCAACTGCAACAACGGTC